TTGCGGGCATTTGGCATAGAGCAAAACCATTGCACTATAACGTGCGTGCAACCAAATCAGAGTGCATCAAAATTAGATATTAGTCAATATATTGATGAAAGTAATATAGGAACTAGTTTCGATCAATATAAACCATTAGATTGCTTTTGGAGCATAAATCAACAAGTCAATGAAAAAGACGCAGAGGTCGGTAGAGTATTCATAATAAAACATAGAAATGGAAAAAGTAGAACTCCATTTAAAATAGGTTTTAATTATGAAATGGGAACGTTGGATGTTTATGAAATAAGTGATGAAGTTTATAGACAAAAATTAAATTTAGTTGATTCAAAAAAGAAAAATGAGATAATGCAGAATAAGGATTCTATAACAAGAGACTCTAACTCACAGCCGGGCAAAAGAAAACAAAGAAGTATATCTGGATTTGTAGCCGATAGTGATGATGAAGAAGACTCGCCTCCAGTAAACGACGTAACAGGAATTTAAAAAATGAAAAATCCACCAATAGAAGTTATAACTGTATTAGTTGAAAACAAAGAAATCAAATTAGATCCTAAAAATATGGAATTCACCGATGGCAACATCAGTGAATTTATGCAAAAAGAGTATGGATGGATAGATTATTTCGGCAAACAATTAGAATTGGCTCAAAAAGCAAGACTACTAGCTGAAATAGAGGCGGAATCTATATATAGCAAAAAATATGTAGAAGCCAAAGACAATGGCGGCACAGAACAATATGCAAAAGCAAAAGCGTGCTCAGATCCAGAAGTTGTTGCCTCCAAGAAAAATGTGGTTGAAAAGAAAGAGATTGAAGGTTTTATAAAAGCTCATATAAGAGCTTGGGATAAAAATCATGAAAATGTTCAAAATAGAGGTCATAGCCTAAGAAAAGAATTAGACAAACTAAACAAAGACATATACAAGACAGTAGAAGATGACTTTGATAGATTTACCTCTGAAGCTTGAAATGAATTATAAAATAAATCCGGATGAAATAACAAATTTCGATTTAACTGAAAACGAGCTTCAGTTAAATATATTATTTTGGATATGTGCGGCTGGTAAAAATGGTCATACAGCTGCTAAATGTATTTGTAATTTTTTAAATAACTTTAGTAAAATTACAAAAGAAGAATATCCTTTTGAAATTATTAAAAAAATAGAAGATCTACCCAGTCAACTTAAATTATTTGGTATAGGTTGTTATAATAATAAATCAAGAACAATAAAAGAATTAATAGATAAAAAATTATGCTTAAGTAATTGCTCAATAGATGAATTAGAGTCAGTTTGGGGAATGGGATCTAAAACAGCACGTTGCTTCCTTATACACACTAGAAAAAACCAAAGACTGGCCGGATTAGATAGGCATGTATTAAGATTTCTACAAGAATCAGGCCATAAAATACCAAAAAATTCACCAAATAAAAAACAATATCGTGAATTAGAAAAAATATTTATTAAAATAGCAGACAGCTTAAATAAAACTCCAAGTGAATTAGATTTAGAAATATGGAAGAGCAAAAGAATATTACCGAAAACTTTAGAAAAAACTTCTTAAAAAGTTTTGACCCACCTATACAAAGACCATCTTTTATAGAATACTTTTTAATTATAGCACACGATTTATCACTGAGAAGTGATGATCCAAATATAAGACATGGTGCTGTAATAACAACTATAGATAGCAAAAATATAATAGGAACAGGATACAATGGAACTATACAAGGCTCAGATTTAAATAAAATACCAATTAATATAAGAGACAAAAAAAGAAAATACATGATTCATGCCGAAGAGAATGCAATTTTAAATTGCATGGCCAATCCAAAAACAATAGGCGGAGCAATACTCTATGTTACAGGATTGCCTTGTGTTAATTGTCTTCAAAGAATCATAAACTTTAATATAAAAGAAATTTATTATGCTGATCGTGTTGGCACAATAACCGAGGACGAGGAAACTACTTTTATGAGACAAAATATATTAGATATGAGTGATATAAAAATGCATAAAGTGGATACAAATACTTTTTGGCTTAAAAAAAATTATGTTTGAAAACATTAAAGATAAATTAAATAAAAGAATATTAAATACAAAAAACCTGACAAGCAACTTTAAATTTATAGATGAAAAATCAAAAAAAACAATTAAATATAATGATGAATTTTATATTCCATTTTTTTATTATTTAGGGCAGGCTATAGAGCCAAAAAATTTATTTGAATTAGGCTTAAACTTATGCATACAAAGTAGTTGCTTCTTAAAATCTTGTAAAACAGTAGAATACATGCTGGGCTTTCAACAAAAAAATGAAAATTACTTTAATTTAAATATACCAAAAAGCAATTTGCGTATAAATTATGAAAAAAAATATGATTTACATTATGGAAGCTTTTTTGATGATGAATTTCAAAAAAAGTTAAATAACAATAAATTTGATTTAATATTTATAAATCAAGAATATTCTTTTGATAAGCTATTTGAGATTTCAGAAAGTATTTACTTAAATAATTTAAGCAAAGATGGTATAATGATTTTTAGTGATATTTCTAAAAAAAATACCTTGGACATATTTGAAAATATTTCTAAAGGATATAGAAATATAACTGAAAATATTAACAATAAAATAGGAGTTATAATAAAATAAATGGGTTACGAAGTAATTTATCATTATAAAGAAAAATTGAATGGAGAGTTCTCAGAAGAAACCAAAACTTATAAAAAAAGAATTGGCGATCCATATGAAGAATTACCTCCTGAAAAATTAGCCAGCGTAATTTTTGGACAACTTGCAAGAAGAGACATATATGTCAAAGATGTTGAGATTTATGAAATTACAAAAAAGAAAATAAAATTCAAAGAAACTACAAATGGAATTATACTAAAAAATAAAAAATATTCATTTGATGAAAATTTTGAACCCACATTTAGTTGTGAAGTTGATGAAGAAGAAAAAACTATAGAAAAAGTAGAATCGTCCACCGCTTTAGCTAACCCACCAAAGCAGGAAAAAAATGAAGAATTGAATAGGATTATAAAGAAAATGACATTTGTGCCCGAGCCACAACAACAAATAGATCTGCTTAAGCGTGGTATTAAACTGACCCCAGAAAAAGATTATAATATATACAAGATTGAAAAGGGTTTAAATGGAGTAAGTGAAATCTATACCATATTAGATGATAGAGGCAACAAACAACAAGTTTCTGATCTATGTTTTGTACCAACGAGCAATCTCTTTATGCCAGACGAACAAGAATCAGGTTTGAGTAATGATGGATTGAGTTGGCAAGGAGTTATTAACGACAATGTACCCTCAGTAAGAAGATAAGGAGAAAAAATGAGCAAAAAACAAATTGAAAGAAAAGAAAAAAAAAGAAAAGAAATAGCAAGAAAAAGAGTCTTATCTAGAAGAAAACAAATAAGAGAAGAAAGAAAAAAAGAGGAGCAATTAAGAAATCAATTTGAATTAGAATATGAATTAAAAAATGGAAAAACAAAACCATTCATAAAAGATCAAGAAGCTATTAAAAAAAGAGATGAAATAATATTATCTAAAATAAAAAAGAATTATGAATTATTAGAAAATTTAGAAAAAGAAAGAATGGCTCAACAATCTGAAGAGATTAGTTTAAATCAAGATGTTGATAAGTATAAAAAAATGGATATTAAAGAAAGAATAAAGGTTATGAACGAAGAAGGAAAAGAGCTTGTAGTTTTTCCTGGAGAAAAAATAAAAAGTTCAGATCTTTGATTTGTTTTCTAAAAAATTTTTGTTATACTGATTAAAAGTTCGAGCAAAAAACAAAGGAGAAAATTATGGCTTCCTATGATGCAATTGATTTAGCTGAAATGGCTGCTGAAAGCGTTAGAGTAAATTCAAAAGGTTCAACACAAGAGAACAACAATATTTATGTGAGAATGCCTAGTGGTCAAGGAACTGGTGAAGGAAATTCCTTTATAACACTAAGGTTTCTACCAAGAAGAAAAGGCGAACATTTATTTTGTGCAACAAAATATCATAGCCTGAAAGATAGTAATGGAAATAGAAAAATATTTTTTAGTCCTAAAAAATTGACTAAAACTGAAAAAGGTGACTATAGATGGGTAGGTGAAAACACTGTAATTGATAAGTATCTGAGAGATCTATGGGCAAAGAGCGAAAAGGTTACCGGGAAAGCTCAAGAAGATTATAGGAATCAGTACAGAGAGTTAAAAGGCATAGAAAGATATTACTACAATGTATTGGTACGACAAGAGAAAGATCCAAAGACTGGCGAAATAATAAAAAACGTTGGTCCAAAAATTTTGAGTTGTGGTAAAACAATACACGCTCAAATTATGAGGGCCATAGTTGGCGATGAGGCTGCTGGCGAAGCACCTCTTGGCGATATTACAAATCCAAAAACCGGACGTGATTTCAAACTTGTAAAGAAAAACGTAAAAGGTGCAAATGGTGTAGAATATCCAAACTACGATCAATCCAAGTTTCTAGAGCCCAGTGCATTAGGAACCCCAGAAGAAGTCGATGGTTGGATAGAAAACCTGCATGATCTTCAAGCAATAAGAGTAATCAGAACAGAAGAAGAGTTGAAGCATGCACTGAAGGTTCATCTTGGATTAATAAGTGAAAACGAAGATGACGGAGATTATGATGCTGAAGAATTTTCTTCTAAGAGTAGCTCTAAAGGCGAATCTAAAAAAGAATTAATTGAAGAAGCAAAAGAAAAAGTTTCGGTATCTGCTGAAGAAGAAGAGATAATGGCTGATGATGATTTTCTAAAAGAAATCGATGATCTTTGATTGATCGTCCCGAGTGGGGTTTTGCTAAAAATTGGCGAAAACCCCACTCGGGATTTTATTTAAACCAACATACTTTAAAAGGAAAACAAATGGGAAGAAAAAAACTTGGCGAAGGTGACTCTGAGGATTTATTTGGAGCTATTGCTAAAGAAACCGGTGGTGATATACTCAACGAGATCGATAGTGTAAATTATTTCGTTGATACAGGTAGCCTGGCACTAAACTACATATGTAGTGGAAGATTCATAGATGGTGGTATTCCCGGCGGGAAACTAACTGAGATATATGGCCCCTCTAGCAGTGCAAAAAGTTTAATAGGAAACAATATACTTTTTGGTTGCCAAAAAATGAACGGCATACCGGTATTACTTGATTGTGAAAATAGTGCTAATAAAGAATTCATAGAAACAGCAAGCCATATAAATAATAAAAAATTATTAAGATACTCGCCACAAAGCTTAGAAGATGTTTTTTCTAAAATGTATTCTGTTATCGATAATATAAGAAAAAAGAATAAAACCATCCCTATAGTTATTGTATATGACTCTATAGGCGTCAGCCCATCTGCCCGAGAATTAAGAGAGGTAGATCTGCCAGAAGATTATGATAAAGCTACCTATAAAAAAATAGTAGGTGGAAATGAACAACCTGGTGAAAGAGCAAAAATATGCTCAAGGGAATTAAGAAAATTAAATAGTGTAATGGCAGACACTGGTGCAACTGTCATAATACTGAATCAAACTAGAGATAAAATAGGTGTAATGTATGGAAACCCAGAAACTACAGCTGGCGGTGGAAATGCTCTGCCATTTTACGCCAGTTGCCGCCTAAGACCACAAACTCAAAAGAAAATAGAAAAGAAAATAACAGCCAAAAAAACAAAAATATTAGGTGTTAATTTAAAGATTAAGAATGTAAAAAACAAGACACATAAACCATTTGTAGAAAGTGAAGGAATACAATTATTGTTTGATAAAGGTATTAATCCTTTGGGTGGTCTTTTAAGCTGTCTTTTGGAAGAAGAAAGGATTATAGCCAAAGGAGCGGGAAATTTCATTATTAAAGATGAATATTTGGGGGAGGATAAAGAAGACAATAAATTCAAGGCCAGCATAGAGAGAAATGACGTGCCAATGGAGATATTGATAAAAAATCCATTATTGATTGATGCCACTTCGTCCGAAGAGGTTATTGAGTATTTAAAGCCATATATGGATGCAATTAAATTTGAAATAAGTGGCGATACGGTAGAAACTGATGTTAAGGATGACGATGATGAAACAATAGATAATAACATATTAGGAGAATGATGGGTAAGTATGACGTTGATTTAGAAATCTATAATTTAAATAGTTATTTTGAAAAAGATGAAATAAAATTTAAGTTATACAAAAACTGTTGTATTTCTGATGTTATTAAAAATGGAGATATATGGGAGCCTCATCTCCATAGAGTTTTTGAAAAATATATAAATAAAGATTCGGTAGTTTTGGAGGCCGGTTGTCACATTGGCACACATAGCATTAAATTATCTAAATTATCAAAAAAAGTAATATGTTTTGAACCATTAATACAATCTTATGAAATTTTATTGGAAAACTTTAAACTTAATAATTGTGACAACTACACAGCATATAATGAAGGATTATCAAATTCATCTTCAAATACAAGATTCGCATGGATAACACCCGGAAATGTAGGAGCATCAGGGTTACATGATAATCCAATGGGGATAATACATGGCTCAATATCCGAAGATGATAATTTAAATGTAAAGTTGAGGACTATTGACGATCTATCTTTAGATCAATTAAATTTTATAAAGTTGGATGTAGAAGGATATGAATTAAAAGCAATTGAAGGTGGAATCCAAACAATCAAGAAATTTAGGCCAATTATAACACTTGAATGTTGGTCGGATCATAATGGCAATGCAAGCCAAGAATACACAGAAGAAAAATTTAAGATTTTATTTGATTTAAACTATAAATTAGAAAGAATTTCGCACGCTGATTGGTTATTTATTCCATCAATTATTTAGGAGAATTATGAGAAAAATAGAAATAAGAACAAAACACAATTTGAATAAAGAAGAAACAAAAAATAAATTATTAATTGAAGTACCACTTCTTCAAGAAAAATACAAAAATGAATTAAAAAATCTAGTTATAGATTGGCAAGATGATACTAAATTTACAACTGAATTTAGTGTTATGGGTATGAAGTTTAAAGGAAATGGCGAAATATTAGAAAAAGAATTAATTTCTATATTAGAGCTTAGGGGTGCTGCTGAACTTTTCTATAAAAGGATACAAAATGCTATAGAATTTAAATTAAACGAAATACTTAATTAATGCATAGATATACTATAAAGGAATCTATAGTATGTCAAATAAAAAGATTAGTGAATTAAACTCTGCAAATTCTATATCTGCTGATGCTAAATTTGTTATTGCTCAAAATGGAGAAACACTATCAAGCACACCCGATTTAATTAAGTCTTATATACAAAGCGGCAATTTAAATATATCTGCAACAACGCCCTCAACCAGCACTGATACCGGAGCCTTGGTTGTTAATGGGGGAGTAGGAATTAGCGGAAGATTAAATGTAGCTTCAATAAGATGTCAAAATACAACTCCTTCAACCGGGCCTACGAGTGGCACCATGGTAATCAATGGGGGAGTTGGTATAGGAGCTTCTTTATTTGGAACTAGTAACGCCCTTAATGTAAATGGAATTACCCGGCTATCAAGCGGCAACATTCCTGTGGACTCGACCTCAACAGGCACGGGAACTTTGATTGTTTCCGGGGGTGTTGGTATCAGCAACGGATTAAACATCGGCGGAAGCACTAAAATTTGGAGTGGTCTAGGCTCCACTAGCACTTCAACCGGTGCTTTGACTGTTGTTGGTGGTGTAGGAATAGGTGAAAGCTTAAGTGTTGGAAGTGATATGGACATTGGAAATGATTTAAGAGTAGTTAACTCTTTATCAATATCAGATAGAGTTCAATTATCTAGCTATCCTATAGTAGATGGTACTTCTATATATGCAAAAATTGATGGAGATATCTACTCTACTGGTAAGTTGTATTCATTGGGAGCAAGTTTAGGAAATGTAGAAATCAGTGAAAGTATAAGTAGTCTAACAAATATAGTATTATCGCCAGGAAATCAAGGTGTAGTAAAAATAGGAAGTAATGAAGTCGCAACAAAAAATTATGTAGAATCTGTTTTATCCACA